GGTTACCGAAGGTGGCGAAGGTTATGTCAACAATCCCAACGTAAAGATCAACAGCGGATTCATCACCAGCGTCGATTATAGATGAAGATCAAGAAGGTAGTGGCATTTGGCTGTAGCTGGACCTATGGCGACGAGCTCGTCGCCCCGGAGTTTCGTGATCTCAGTGATGATGAATTTCGAGATCATTATGACGAAAACAAGCCATATAGATTGGCCAACTGTTATGCCGGTCTGGTGGCAAAAAAATATGGGCTCGAACTCGATAACATGGCCTTTCCAGGATCAAGCCTAGAGAGCATGCGATGGAACCTCATGTGGTATCTGCGTAACAATCAAAGCAGAGACGATGTAATATTCCTTGTGGGGCATACTGATGCTACACGCCAGAGCTGGTTCAACCCCCAGCACGAGATCAGCATGAAAGACCCGCAATGGAATCGCCATATGCATGGTACTTGGTTGACTCAACCCAACCCTGATATAGACGAAAACTGGTTCCGGCTACAGAAACTCTGGTTAGGCATGAGTTATCATATTGACTGGGCCGAATATAACTTCCAACAGACTATCAATCTTTTTGACCAAGCACACTCACGCTACGGCATACCTGTGATACAGTTTTCGGTACTGGAGAATCGTTACGGTGTAAACGTGCCCAGCCTGATATATTCGGGAACTAATTTCCGAGATATACTCTATCAGAAAAAGAAAGATCTTGATATCGAACCCTTTGCTTCTGGAGGTCATCCCAATGAAAAAGGCCATCAGATCATCGCAGACCACTTGATTGAACACATAAAATATGCTAAACTGTTAGGGTGATAGACATCCTTTCTTACTTGCCGAGCAAGCGCAAACAGACTTCTTCTGGTTGGATCAGTTTCAATGCTCCATGCTGTGTACATAATGGGGAAAACGCGGATCGACGGCAGCGCGGTGGTATCAAGATCACAGATCAGGGCTGGAGTTACCACTGTTTCAACTGTGCCTTTACCGCATCTTTTATCATAGGCAGGAACCTTACATTCAAAGCAAGAAAATTGTTGGGTTGGATGAATGTACCATCAGAAGAAATTGACCGGATCAATCTTGAAAGCCTGCGTCATAGGTCAGTGCAAGGTATATTGGATGATCGTCAACGAATTGCCTGTGCCATCCAGGATATCGCATTTGAAGATCGAGACTTGCCGGTAGATTTTGCCTTGGTCGATCACAATATGTCTGTACATTGGAAATATCTGCGAGATCGATGTGTACCCGAAAACTATCCTGTTGGTGCTATACATGGGGAGCCCGAAGACAAGTTTATGCGTCGACAAGGAGTGATCATACCATTCACTTATGATGGGCGCATCGTGGGGAGCACCCGTAGGTATTTTGACAATCGTAATCCTCGTTACATACATGATATGCAACCGGGCTATGTATTTGGAACTGATATACAACGTCCGGATTGGCAACATGTGCTGGTAGTAGAAGGTGTGTTTGATGCCCTCAGCATCGGTGGACTGGCGGTATTACATGCTGAGATCAACGATGCTCAGGCAAGGCTGATACGCAGCATTGGTCGAGAAGTTACGGTGGTTCCGGACCAAGATGAAGCTGGTATGAAATTGATAGATCGTGCTATGGAATTAGGTTGGGCTGTAAGCATTCCGGAATGGCCGTCTGACGTCAAAGACGTAAACGATGCGGTAAAGCAATACGGGAAGTTGGTCACCATGATACATATATTCCAATCCCGAGAGACCAGCCGAATCAAAATAGAACTAAGGAAAAGACAACTTGCTCAAAGAATACGGAATTGATGTACAGAGATTATTCCTGGAGATGATGCTGGAAGATGCGCAGAGCTACGTGCGTGTGCAGAATATCTTCAACCCAGACAATTTCGATCGCGGTCTGAGATCTGCGGCTGAATTTATCAAGACGCATTGCGACGAACACAAGACCATGCCGGACCGCTCACAGATCGCTGCGACCACTGGTGTGAAACTGGCTGCAGTTCCAGATCTCAATGAGGGACATTTTGATTGGTTCCTGGAAGAATTTGAAGCATTCACACGCAGGCAGGAACTGGAGCGTGCGATCCTGAAATCAGCGGATCTCTTGGAAAAAGGCAACTTTGATCCTGTAGAAAAACTGATCAAGGATGCTGTTCAGATCAGCTTGACCAAGGACATGGGTACAGATTACTTCGATGATCCGAGATCCAGGCTCATGGCCCTGAAGTCAAACAACGGCCAGAATTCTACAGGCTGGCCCGCACTAGACAAACTGTTGTATGGAGGATTCAATAGAGGAGAGCTGCAGATCTTCGCTGGCGGATCAGGATCAGGCAAATCATTGTTCATGCAGAATCTGGCAGTGAATTGGGCACAGGCCGGGCTTTCGGGTGTGTACATCACATTAGAACTGTCGGAAGGTTTATGCTCCTATCGTATAGATTCAATGATGACCAATACCGCGGCCAAAGACATCTTCAAAGACCTTGACACTGTGGAGATGAAGGTCAAGATGATGGCCAAGAAAGCAGGCAAATTGCGAATCAAATACATGCCAGCACAGTCAACAGTGAACGACATCCGGGCCTATCTCAAAGAACTGGAGATACAGACTGGTATGAAAGCAGATTTTATGTGTGTGGATTATCTAGATTTGTTGATGCCTGTCAGCGCAAAAGTATCTCCTAATGACTTGTTCGTCAAAGACAAGTATGTGAGTGAGGAATTGCGCAATCTAGCCAAGGAGCTCAACATCTTGTTTGTCACAGCAAGCCAGTTGAATCGAGCAGCCGTGGAAGAGATCGAATTCGATCACAGCCACATATCCGGTGGTATTTCAAAGATCAACACAGCAGACAATGTGTTTGGCATCTTTACCAGCCGTGCCATGCGCGAGCGAGGACGTTATCAACTGCAATTGATGAAAACCCGTAGTTCCAGCGGAGTAGGGCAAAAAGTAGAACTAGAATTTGATATGGAAAGTCTGAGGATCAGAGATCTCGGAGAAGAAACTCCAGCTGCCGGAGGATTTGTCAAGAAAGCTAGCGTTTATGATAGTATCAAGGCCAAGAGTACAGTGTCAAATGACAATGACACCACTGAAAAAATCACTGCTGATGTGCAGTCTAGTAAACTCAGAAGTCTCTTGAATCAAATCAAACAGTCATGATTGATAGAGATTTTCTATACTCAAAAGAAATTTTTTATCAATTGGACAATTCACGTCATTGATGCTCCAGAGTCTTTGAGATTCGGCAAGATTGTTAGAATTTTCAAATTTAAAAATACAGTATGATGCGAACCATGGCGATTCTTCAAACACAGACTCGGGCAGATATGATATTATTTCGGACATAGAACGTGCCTTGTGATCAAGTTGATGCTGAACTTGTTTTTCACGGTATGTGTTGATTATTCGAATCATGTTGTCTGATAAGTCTCGATGAAGATACTTTTTGAAAATTTCGCGCACATAATCTATATCAAGTATGTCATCAAACTCTATTATGTTTGATATGGTATTGTGTCTTCTATCAGATAAAAATAAATCATGATACTCTTTGATATTATAGTATGAAACATCATACCAAAATAGCAGGTCCTGTTTCCAGGTTTTATATTTTTCATTGTAATCTAGATTTTCTACCAAAACTTTTTTGAAGAAAACATTATAGCATGCATGGTAGATTTTTTTGTTGACTTGAATAGTTAGTATTAGATCAAAATTTGTCATGAATCGATCGAGATTCTCGATATGTGAAAGATGCAGACAAGAGCAATCAGAGGAGCGGTAAGGAACTCCTCCTAGATCATAAATTCCAGGATACCAAGAATCAACTCTAAAATTTATATCGCCGGGCGAATCATCGATTAGAGATTTAAGATAATGTCCACTTAAACCTTCTCTAAAAACTATAAGAATTTTCATTTCGTTCTATTGTGATTATCAGATCAAACGGGTCATTTATCAGAGTACGGATGCAACAAATGTTACCCAGCTGTTTATATATTACCGATAGTAAGTTGTATTTGAGATAATTGAATTTGATTTTAGTAGGATCTAACCCCACTATCAACTTTGAGTGATGTTGACTCCAGATATCCAAAAAATTTAGTAGCTTATCTAGTTCGCTGTATTTAAAATAGGTGCTATAGAATGCCAATACAGGCCAATTTGGTAGATAATTTGGATGCCAATCTAGATAATCGTACTCGTAATGCACGTCATTCCAAAATTTTGAACTCAAAGGATTGATTTCAATTGATTTGCAATGTCGATCAGAATTAGCAAAATACCATCCTGCACAATCGATAGCAATGAAGTTACCATTGAGTTCTGAGTCGATGACAGGTAGATAATGTGATATCTCGCTGATACGTCCTCGCCGATGTTTTGACCAAATCTGTAACAATGGGCGGGATTGCATATACAGTCTTGTCTGCTGTAATCGACAGATTGGCAACTCTTGATAACTATTGATTATTTTCATAAATGAAGATATCTAACCCGTGTATACCAACAAAATGATATCCGTCGGGTGAAGGATGTTTATACAAACGTTTCAAAGGCAGCCTACAATATGACATGATTAGATCGATGCATTCATCTAGCGGTTCTGGCCATTGGTCTGTCAGATCGGTGTCCGGACGGAATTCAAATCGATTTACAGCAATATACATAGCCCTTACATCATCAGTGATCGTATCATTGATAAACTGTATAAAATTCTTTGGTGTCTGTCTCAGCGGGTGATTTACGATGATTATTCCTGAAGTACATAATTCTGAAAATACAAAATGTTTTTTACAATAATCATGAAGATAGCCATTAGTTCCATACCATCGCCAGACTAAGTGTTTGTGTTTTTCCATAAAGTTCAAACACAATAGTTCTTGTTGAGCGAAATTATCTACTAATTGTTTGTTACGCCAATTATGATTTATGTTCATTGAAATACTTGATGATCGAATCTGCCATGTTTCTATGCCATTGTACTCCGGGGTGTGCAGACAGATTTTTCAAACTGATAGATGTGGGTGCCAGGTGCTGATATTGTTCTACCGGAACGTGATCGATTATATCAGGATCGATTGATATCAGATTGGGATGATTTGTCACCCACGTTGGAAAATCTGCCTGCGAATAATCCATCAATACCCAACACCAATTTTTATCTGATAACAAGTCAGTGATTCTCATCAATAACTCGCAAAAATTGTCTAGTGCCTTTTGTTCGTCGAGTTCTAGATATGAGTCATATCTAGAACCCATCCTGTTGATATGAGTAAACTGTATGATAAAGTATTGAATGTCTAGGTTGCTTTCGACAAAAAAATTTATCTGATCAAATATGGTTTGATTGCTGGATCTGAAACATCCTTGTCCTAGGTTCCAGGATTTTAGTCTAAAATTGTCTGCGACCAATGATCCAAAACTCTGTTCTAGAGGTAATCCGTGCCCTGTAGCGATGCTACTGCCAAGAGTCAATATCAACGAGTCAGATTCATTTAGATTATAATCAAAATTACTTCTGTATCCTTGATTGTTAAAAGTATAGGTGATGATTTCTCTGAAATCACTGCCATAGCAGGAAAAACTTTCTCCTGCCAGCGCGATCTGGCTCTGGTAAGGTTTTGGAAATTCGCTTTTGGACATATCAATAAAGAATTTTCACACGATTCCGTGTATCAAGTACGATCCTTACAGGGTCTTTAGGAAATGACCAATCTGATGTTGGACTTGTTTATGACTTTGTATAACTGTGTTGAGATATTTAATCACCTAAAAAATCACAGTAAATTTCACTGCAGGACAACTAACAAAATCTATAAATACTTCAAAGGCTTTGTGATCATGCAAAAAAAGACCCGCAGCATACTAGAAGAACTCGATGCCATGTACATCGAGC